CATAGGTGTTGTTCTTACGCATCAAGTCACTCAGATAGGGCAAAACAGCGTTCTTTAGCGCCCCCCTCTCTATCCCCACACTTAAAGGGCGGTAGTCCCGAATGGCAATCAGTATCTTAGAAGCGGTCTCTCGGATGTCCCAACGCCCATGTTCAATCTTCTCAACAAACCACTTCCCATCGTCTGTCACCTTAACGATTGAGATAGCAGACTCGTCTAGACGCTTCTTAGAATTGGCTGCTTGTTTGGCAACTTCCTCGAATCCTGCCAGGTCAACAGCGATGTAATAGCTTCCATGCTCAGGCTTTACCCCGTATTTGATCCACTCTTCCTTGAAAATATCCGAACCCGCATTGGTGAAAGAAGCCATAAACTCTTGCTTGAAAGCGAAGGAACTTAGGGTCTTTTTAGCGGAATCTATCTCTGCTTGGTCAATCAAGGGGTTATCAGCAGTGGTGAAGTGCCACGACTTCCAATCAGGATCATCCTCTGACTCGCCTAGTTTGAAGGTATCGTAGAACCAATTTCTACCTTTAGGAGTGCCAATAAAGAGTGCTCTCCCCCGTTTATCAGACAAACTTGCCCGAATGACCTGTTCCCAAGCCTCGGGTTTAATGTCTGCCACCTCATCGAGAACGGCATAGGTCAATGAGACACCACGAAGGGTATCAGGTCTATCCGCACCACGAACGTATATCCTAGCCCCGTTTATCAGGGTAATGTCCAAGTTGTTTACATGACTGCTCTGAATAACCTCTCTACCAAGGTCTAGCAGTAAGTCCCAAATAATCTGTCTTGATTGTCCCATAGTGGGACTAACGTAGAGAACCGCAGAGCCTTGTGGACACTTGAGTCCTTCTATCAGTAGGGTAACTGCCGCCATCCTACTCTTACCGCACCTACGCCCAGCAGCCACAACCTTAAACCTAGTCGTATCCTTAAATACCTCTTGTTGCCAGGGCAAGAGACTAAAGTTCAGATCAGCCATATTTAGCCTCTACATCTTCAGGTTGTTCAGTGTCCACTACCATTGGTTCTTGTCCTAAACCAGTGATATTGATGGTTACGGCACTTCTTTGAGACTTATCCTTTTCAAACAAAGAAACAGGAAGAGTCCTATCAAGACACATCTTGAGTGCTACCAATTGATGTGGATGCTCATCATTAAGGGCTATCTCAATAACCTTCTGAGCCACATCCTTACCTCCAGACCTAATCATAAGCTCTTTAAGCTCTTTGAGACGTTGATGGTCTGTCTTAGGTAGTACTAGGGGTGGATTGTCAGCAAACCTCTGTATGGTCATCTTAACGCTTCCCTTGGGCCTTCCTCGACCTCTCTTTAATGTTTCCACTTTTTTCCCTTTCTAGGAAGTGATTACCGATATTACCTTTTTTACCTTTTCAGAGGATAGGCGGGTACACAAATATCTACAGACCCAACCTACCCCCTCCCCCCCCCTACTGTATGCCCATCCACCTAGGGTTTACCCTTAAGGGTTTATACCTAAGGGTAGGGTTTTCACCTAAGGGTTTACCCTAAGTTTTGCGTTATGTTAAGTTGTTATGTTAAGTGGAGAAAGAGCAAAAGAGTTGGAGGGTGCTTTTCGGGTGTACTTGAATCAATCTCAATTCCCACCAATTCCATTTCAGTTACCCTTCCTTCCCTCTATCTATTCCTTATCTAACTCCCTATAGATTCATCTGTTAAGGGCTGATCCTTTATCCTCGGATAGGTTAGTTACGAACCCTATTGTATCCAATGGGTCTTCTGTTCTATACCCTATAGAGTGGAGATGATGGTACAGGGCTAACAAGTTCTCGAAACCTTGGCTAATGTTGCCTTGTCCAGCGGATAAAAGTATTTGCAGCTTTGGGTTGTCTAGTTTTCTTCGGAACTGGACTGTATCTGCCTTTGGGGGTCTAGCCATGCTTCTAACCTCTCCAGTAATTAAATTAAATTAATTGTACTTTATTAGGGTTTATCCCTATTTTTTTTGTCTGTCAATGAATTAATATTCCTTTAACCGGACTAGCGGAACTAGTGACTCTAAGGGTGTAAACAATGAACTTCTTTAAATCTGATCTCTTCCTTGACCTGGCTACTGCCGTTGTTGTCGGCCTAGCCCTGTGCGTTGGGCTGCTTGCTTACTTTGACGTATTAGTAAAGTAAATCTTTTGTTTTCTAGAATGGTGATCTAGAGGGGCTATGCTCGATGAGATTCCTGATGGTCTCGTTGAGTGCCTCTATCTGATCCATCTTCCTTATCGACCATGCCCTCTTTTGCCCGTGCCATCCAAGTACAGGATTCCGGTGGCAGTCTACACATAGGGCTATACAGGTGTACTGGAGACCCTGCTTAAAGTGATGGGCTTCTGATGGCCCTGATGCCTCGCATACTGAACATGGGAGACTTTTAACCCTTGCCAGGTGCAATCTCTCTTTTGCGTTCAGCTTGTTGTTCATTGGGTTGCTTTAATTTCCATTCGGGCTGAGTACTGTTCTGTTCGCCAGACCTCGATCCTAGCTTGGGCTGCGGTCATCATCCAACGATGCTTTTCCTCGATCTCTACGGCTTCCCTGATGCCTTCTAAGATGCCTACATAATCTGCATGGGCATAGGCATAGGTCTCTTGTTTACCCAAAACCTCAGTCCCTGCCTGGCTCATTAACTGAGCCTTGCGTGATTTAAGGAAACCCTCAAGGTAGATTCGACTAGCTTTAGCCTTGCTATAGGGTTCTGCCGTGTCAATCAAGAATTGTATGGCCTTGTGGGGATTGTCGCTCATGGCTGAATATCCGATGTTTGCTTAAAGTTGAGCTTATGGTGCTGAAAACGCATTGCTGCCTCACACTCTAATTCCTTAAATGCCTCGTCACTTAGCAATCCAATGACGTTGACACTTCTGTTTTGATACCAAATTTCTTTAATGGACTCGTTATAAGTGCCATCCTCGTCTGATGAATACTCATAAACTACTGTAACCACTTCGCTACCAGCACCCACTGTTGTGTCAAATTCCCAAGTTGATTCCATGATGTAACTCCTGTTAAAAATTAAATCTTACCTAATTGTTGGCGTAATACCATAGGGATTTACCCTAATCTAGGCATTCTTTTACGCAAATATCAACACCTGGCAGACTTGAGTAAACCTTGGTTACATGGATGTTTATGATCTGCGAGTCGTCATGGTAAACGACCCCGTTCATGCCATCTTCTACGCTCTTTAGGATATTGCTTGCGTCAGGCTTCTTTGTTGGCTTCTCTGACCCGTTATCAATGGCTTCTAACCGCTTTTTGGTGCATGACTTAGGGATTGGCACTCGAATATAGAGATAAAGGCTAACAGGGGTTTCCAATGGTTCAGAAGCACCCATTGCCTCGATTGCAGAATCTTTGATTAAAGTCTCATAGGTTCTAGTTTTCTCAGGGGTGTAAGTTTGCACAAAGTTTCCCCTTTTGACGTATCTAGCCCTTTGTTTGCCAACAGGGTTAGCGTCTACTTTGAAAGTGACCATAAATGTCATTTTAGGATTCTCCATGCGGTAGCTGCACACAAGGGGACTTGTCCATTTCCGAGGGCTTTAATTCTGTCCACCCTTGAGGCCATCCCATTAACCACTCTACCCACATCGGGTTCAGTTGCCCAGAAGTCTGACTCACACACATCTGCAAATTGACTTGTTTCCCAATCTCCATACGTCTTTGAATTGATGGATTGCTCAGATTTCCCCTGTCCTTGTAGTCCGCTACTTGTGGGGTTGGCCAATTCTTCTTCATTTCCAAGTTGACCGCATCTGATAGCTTCGCCCCGAATTTCGTTCCCGTAGTCAAGCTCGTTCTGACAAATCTGTTGTTCGTGAGTTCGATCCCGTTTTGTTTTGGGTTCATCCAATCCGATGACGTTGGAGTTGGCCATTTGTCGATGCGTTGTTTTAATGCTTTCCTGCTGTTGCTCCCACCATCTAATCCTGTCGTGTTGGGCGTGTGGAAGCTGTCCACGCCATTTGGCGACAATCCATATCCTGTCCCTCTGATGTGGCGCTCCAACGTCCGCTGCTCCCAACACTCCCCATTTCGCATCAAACCCCATTGCGGCCAGGTCTCCGAGAACTCTTCCAAGTCCCCTAGAAGTGAGCATTGGTGAGTTCTCCACAAAGACGTATCGGGGTCGTACTTCGTGAATGATCCTCGCCATTTCTCGCCACATTCCAGAGGCTTCTCCATCAATTCCTGCTCCTTTTCCTGCTGCGGAAATGTCGGTGCATGGAAAGCCGCCAGATACAACGTCAACAATTCCTCTCCAAGGCTCTCCTTTAAAGGTTTGTACGTCATCCCAAATCGGGAAAGGCGGGAGAAGCCCGTCATTTTGTCTGGCGCACAGTACGCTTGCGGGGTATTGCTCCCACTCGACTGCACAGACTGTTCTCCATCCAAGGAGATGTCCCCCAAGAATGCCTCCACCAGCACCTGCGAATAAAGCCAACTCATTCAATTTGTCCTTCTTTCATTTGACGCATATAAAACCTGACCCGATCTCTTGCTCCTGATCCATAGACCTTTTCGCAACGCTCAAGCCTGGCACGAACAAAATCATTGTCTCTCAGGGATTGCCAAGTTCGGTATATTTCCCTTGCTTCGGCTTTCTCTAGAACAACTCTGTCTCCTGCATTGGATATGTTTTTTCTACTGTATGCCATAGGTGTATACCCTAGTCCAAGTCGCCAGTAAGCTCTAAGGCTTGGTTTATCAGATGTATCGGAAATGGTACGCCTTCACGTACCTTATCCAGTAGTCTCATAGCTTCAAAGTAGTTCATGCTTTAGCTTCTTTTCTAAAACATAAGACCAAACCGCACCACCTGAAACCTTGGCTACAAACTGAAGCGCAACAATCTCAGGCATCAAAGCACCAAATGCAATCGTTGGAAAAAGTAGAGAGTCAACGGCAGCGCCAGCAGTATTTGAAACATTTGCTCGTTTAATCCATGACCCTGTGGTTTTTACAAAAATAGCCCAATCAACTATGGAAGCCGCCAAGAACGACACCGCAGAAGCTACTGCAATCATTCCCGAAGCAGGGTTTAAACCATAAGTGATTAAGCCAGTTCCGATAATCAAGCCACCCATTTGCCAAGTTTTAAGCCTGAAATGAAGCCAATCTCTCAAAGTCAGATCAAGTCCAATCAGTAAAAAAGCATTGATTGCGGTTACTGATGGGCCGAATGTCGCCACCAAAAGGTTTGCAGCAATCATTGCCACGGCATAAGCAATTAAAGCAAAGATCATAATTTTCTTTCTGTTTGGATAACAACGCCATGATGATTGGCAGTTAAAGTCTGCTCACCACCAAACAATACAAATAATTCATCTGCTATTCGTTCATGGAATGCTGATGTGTATTTGCCTACTTCCTCTAGGATTTTCTCAACCATTATTTGTTCAGAATGTTTGATTTCCAATTGATAAACTATTTGCTTGTTGTTTATTGGGCATAACGCAATAAACTTAGTTGTGTATTTGTTCATAAAAGTGTTTCTTGCTCCATTGGTTGATAAAAATTCCATTGCGAAGGTGCATTAAATGCCTCGATCCTAGAACGCATGACTTGCGCTCTGGCTTCTTTGGTTGGCGGGAGATAATTCCCATGCTTCCAATGAACATCAATGCCAACATTTCTGCCAATATTGGTACTGTCTGCTGATGAAAATGGTAATTTGGTAAAGATTGCAGGGTCTAGCATTCTCAAACCATGCAGTTTGCAAGCAGGTCTTCCCATGTCATCACAAATAACTCTCATGGCTTGCCCCATCTTGACCCACCAATTGGATGTTCCTACTGTAGAAAACTCCCCAGAACTACCAATGCAGACCCGCACATAGGTATTTGCAAGTTGTTCAAGTCTCATTAAAGATTCATGCATATGCCAAACTGGTGCGCCAAACCATGTCGGCAGCGGACAGTCTTTCAGCAAAGCATCGTTGTCTGCTTCAGTCCCATCAATAACGTCAGGAATTACTGCAAAGTCGCAAGAAGGAATTTTCTTAAGATTAAGTGACCAATCGTAGAAAGGCTGCCAATCTTGGATTGGATTGCCAGATCGCCAGGCAGAGAATGCTCCATTGTCTATGGCGAAAGACTGACACACCTCAATTGCTATTGAAAGCTGGTCAGAGTGAGCAAACGACACAAATGCATGACCATTCTCAATTGCTTTGACAGCTACTGTGGCAGGAGTTATTGGCAAGCCGTGATAGTGGATCATGCTCTTCCCCTTATTTGAGCCATCCTAGCCAATGTTTCTAGCGGAATAGGTGCTGCTTTTTTCGCATCTTCTGCAATCTTCAGCAAAGCAGGGTCAGGCTCATTTGATGGCGGAACAGTGAGCCTTACTTTGTCGGCAGGGTTTGGCTTAACAATCCACTCTGCTTTTAAACCTTGGCTACCTCGGCTGCACCATTCAGCCAAAAACTTCTCCAAGGGCCAACCAAGTATCTTTGCTTCAGCAATAGCACCATTCAAAACAGTTTGTGTTATCGGTGCTTTCTTGCTTTTACGCAAGGCTACCCAATCACCCCAAATTTGTTGAGAAACATCTGGTGGGCAAGCAACGACAGTTGCGCTCTCTCTCTTTGGTTTATGGTTAATGGTTAGTGGTTCTTGGTTAGGGTTATTTTGGCTTTCATCTGGCAACCCAAAAATAACCGACTGGGTTTTCTTTGGCCTACCGCCTAGCTTCCCATTGTTCTTGTTTTTCTCAACTTGCTCTTGATAATCTTGAATTTCTACTTCAATGCGTTTGTGTTCATATCCTTTTTTGCCTAAAACAAAGAAATCTGACAACACATTTTGAAGAAACATAACCTCATCAGAACCCAAACGTAAGCGCCTGATAACCATTTGGGTTTCCTCTGGAATTGGTTGTTCATCAAGGTAATACCAATCAATCAACTGGCGGTAGATGCCATGTTCTATTGTTGAAAGATGGCCAGTATCTTTCCGATAGTCGGCAATATTGAACTTGTAATAGTGCATAAATTTTCCGCTTTTTAAACACCCTTTAAAGAAACTGCGGCAGGAGAAGGGATAACTCTTTTCGATAGGGAGATCAAGCCCTATCTAGCCGTGTTTCAAAACATTGTATCAAATAAATTGATTGTTGGTGATTTCATTTGTTGGTTTTCTGCCAAACAAACGAACAGCCTGGGCGTTCATATTCGCATATTCAGACTTAGTGAATATACCTTTAGCGTTCCTGATGTCAAACGGGTTTAGCAGATCACGAGGCTCTTCTACCTTTTCAGCCTCAATCATGTGTGGCTCTAGGGTGTACTGAGAAACCCAAGAACGTCCCATCTTAACTTTTCCAATTTTTAGCTTCTTCTTGTAGCTCATCTTTGTGCAACAAGCTGCAATAGATAGTCTTGGTATGCCAGTTAAGTCTTCTATTTGATAGGAAGTAAGTGGGCCGTTTTGTAATGCTCTGATAACTGCTTCTTGGGTCATTGGTAAAGTTCCTGAATGTTGATGGGGCGGTTTATGTGGTTTTCTAGTGTTCTGCAAAGCAAAGCTACTACTGCGGCATTGAAGTCCTCTGGTTCGGTTACATAAGCATTAGCCATTGTGATTGCGTAATCAAGCAATGTTTCTGCACACTTTTGTTCAATTTGTTCGATGTTCATAAGAGGGAAGAGGAGGAGAAAGGGGGACAGAGGGACTATTTATTAATAGGACAAGTCTTTTTAGATTAGCATAGAAAAAAAGTCTCTACAACTAGGGAAAACCCCTATATAAAAGGCTAAAAAGGTGTGGCACATTATCGATGTGGGCAAACAGTAACCCACGCTTAACAGGAGTAAATATGCCGATTCTTAATGGAAAAAAGGTTGTAGACCTAGAGATAGATGGAGTAGATAGCAGAGACTTTCCAGACTTCTCTGATGCCTACTTTTCAAGTGGATGCTACGAAGATGGGACACCATTGACAGAAGATGAGTTGAATAAGCTCACCGATCTGGCGGGTGATGTTCTGTGGACAATGGCTTACGAGAGTTTCCACTAATGAAAACACTATTTGAACAGTATTCTGAACACTTTTCAGACATACACTACTGCCCCTACTGCCTGGCAATCAAAGGGGATAAAATAGTTTGCTGCCAAGAAGCAGACTTTATCGAGTTCAAGGATTTATATCCTGAACAACAAAAAGAGATTATTCAACAAGAGTTAGATGAAAATCAAAGGAGTTAATCATGGGTGTACATAAAAAGTTAATGGATGCAAGGATTCTCTTGCAACAAGCACCACTAAAGAAGTCAGGCCACAACAAGTTTGCGGGTTATTCATACTTCGAGCTTGGTGACTTTCTGCCAACAATCAATCAAATCTTCGCCAAAGTAGGTCTGTGCGGTGTTGTCTCGTTTGATAAAGAATTGGCAACCCTGACCATTACCGATACTGAAGACAGTACAGAGATCAAGCTGACAAGCCCTATGGCAGAAGCCAATCTAAAGGGATGCCATCCAATTCAAAACCTAGGGGCTGTAGAAACGTACACTAGAAGATACCTATGGGTATCAGCTATGGAGATTGTTGAGCACGATGCCCTAGACTCTTCTGCCCCTTTGAAGGAAGATAAGGTCATCATTAGCCCCACTCAGGGCGCACAAGATAACATTCCTCCAGAGGAATTACAGTACTTGCAAGAGATGGCAGTTGAATTGATTGCTACCTGTGAGCAAGGTGACCCCAAGGCAGCTTGGGATAAGCTGGAAGGAGAGAACCTTGATGCAGAACAAAAGATTGCATTGTGGACACTCCTACCCAGTAAAGTAAGAAGTGCGTTAAAGAAAGCGAAGGAAATGTGATGGAAAAGAAAGATAACTCAGGCGTTTTATTCAAGAACGATAAAAAAGAGTCAGAGAAACACCCTGATTACAAAGGAAATATCACAGTGGGTGGTCAGGATTACTGGCTATCTGCATGGATTAAAGAGGGCAAGTCAGGCAAGTTCATGGGTTTAGCAGTATCACCCAAAGAAGACTATCAGCCCAAACAAGCCCCTAAAAAGGCTAGTTTTGAAGATGAGGATATGCCTTTTTGAGTTAATATAAACCTGAGGGGAGAGCTGTGCAAAGGATTTTCCTAGCTTGCAGACGAGCAGTTTTCCCCTCACCCAATAGGAGTTAATGATGATTTTTGACAACATGAAGCAGTCGATAGAGAGATTCTTTGGTACGCCAGCATTTAAACTGGCTAGAAGAGAAGACCCCACAACGAGCCATCAGGCGGCTCAAGCAGTTGATACCACTAAGCTAGAAAGTCTTGTCTACGAGGCTATAAAGGGCTTTCCTGATGGGTGTATCTCAGACGAGATACTAGAGATGTATCCAAACTACCCATATTCCTCTATAACAGCAAGGTATCGTGCTCTGCTAGACAAGGATTTAATTGAAGTAACGGGTGTCAAACGTGGTCGGTTTGGCAGAAATCAACGAGTGATGAAAGCGAAATAATGTTAGAAAAACCACCTTATTCAAAGATCAGTTATCCATCTACCCCAAACAAAGACTTTAAATGGTCTACAGGATCAGATGTCCAGGCAATTTGGAGAAAGCATGGATGGACTCCACCCTCAGAGAAAATGTTGCCACCACCACCTGAGAAGTTTCAAGAACCTTTAAGGAGAGTTAGATGAGCTATGCTGCAATTGAAATGAAAATCATACAGTGGTCAGAAGATCGCAAGATTATTCCTCACAGTACACCAGATGTTCAGCTTCTTAAAGCAATGTCGGAGATGGGAGAACTAGCAGATGCGACCATTAAAAAAGACAAAGAAGCTATTGTGGATTCTGTTGGTGATGTCATGGTCTGCCTTATCAATTATTGCGCTTTGCAAGACATCAATCTGGTAGAGTGTATGGAAATAGCATACGATCAAATCAAGAATCGTAGGGGTAGGCTTTTGCCAAATGGAGTGTTCTTAAAGACGTTTGACCATTTGTAGCCTATAAGCTACTTTGCTAGTAGATAAAGCCCCACATTGCTAAAGGCGTACCCTGCGTACACAATAGCCATGTGTGGGTTATCTTTCCAGAGCTGTTCACCAGCAATATAGGCGTATATAGCCCCTGTAAGAATGATTAGCCAAGCACTCAAAATGCACCTACATCAATTACTTCGCCCCTAAACTGAATCTGATTTTCTTCAAATTTATGGACGAGTTCAGGCCATAAAAGCTGACCATTGAAGAAGTTTAACACTGCAAAGCCTGATCTGTGGTTGCTAGGGTTTATCTCAGCATAAGTAAATTGTGGGCCATCAGTCTCAGCCAAAGTCCCCGTATCTACACCATATCGAATCCCGTTGTAGTCGTTAAATGGCGTGACCTTTAAGCTGTGCAAATGACCCGTTATTACGCTGACACCAGCGTTGAGAGTGTTGTTATGGGTGGCATGAATTCCCCCCTTGTATCGATGCTTAACAATCACATCCTCTGTAGGCCATACCGCCCAACAAAACTCCCAATCTAGGAAGTGGTCTGTCAGCTTAAAACCTAATACTTCTTTGTACTGTGGTGCGTGTTGGGCTAAACGATTACCAAACCTAACATCGTGATTGCCCCATGTAAACAGGAGCTTTACATTATGTCGGACAGACTTTGCAATCTCCTCTATTTCGTTAAGCGCACCCTGACAAGCCTTTAGTTCTTGAATAACAGTAGTCGCTGGTTGTTCAGTTACATCATGGCGAGAGATAGAAGCCCCATCAAACGCATCCCCGTTACAGATAATGGCTTTAGGTTTAAACTCTTGGATAGCCCATAGAAGCCCTTTAAATGCTGTTGTTCGTTGACCAGGTATGAAGTGAGCATCTGAGAAGACAATGACAGTACCATCTAGGATGCCAAGTTCTACTTGTTTTAAAGGAGAGAAAGACTTGGGTCTGTTTTTGTTATACAGATCACCTCGATGGTCTTTCGCATTGAGGGTCATGTTGTATTCTTTTTCAATCCACCTTCTGCGTAAATGGACTGCCCTGTTATTTATACCAAGGTGTTCTGACATTCTTTGTGCAGATTGAAGTTGACCCCATAACTGGATAAACTCCATGTCGGTACAGGTTTCATTATGAGCGCCCATTGGTATCCTTAGACAGTAACTTTTCTAAAAGGTTAATGACTCTATGCTCTTGCATTTCCACTTCATCTTGAGATGATTTAGGGTCTTGCGCCACAGTCATTAAATCGTGCAGAAACACATGAAGCAACTCATGTAAAGCAGTCTGATCCAGAGACTCTGGTGTGATCTTCTCAGCACCAAAGTCACCTAGTCTATAAGTAGCCAATCGAGCAGAAGTATTAAACTCAACAGAAGCCATAGCAGCTTTAGCTGGTTTACTTCCTTTTTCAATTCTCCAATCACCCAGACTAAGCACTTGTTGCCACTTTCTGACACTTTGTGCGAAAAGTTTTGCATCTTCTGGTGTAGGAATGTTAGGCATTTCAACACCTTATACAGTATTTATGACAATTTAATTTAAGATGCCAACACAAGTAAGGCGTGATCTATGTGTTTTATGCGGTCTTCTAGCCCTATAAACCCACCATTTATCTTCTTTGTTAAAGTTTTGTAATCTTTGGTATCAGCGTATTGGTTCAGCTTTTGGACATCCCAAAACCATCCCGCAGTCAGTGCGGCATACATGGGAGTCGCCACCAGCTCTGGTTGCATTACAAAATCTACCCCTAGAGCCTGACCTGCATGAAAATAGTTTGCATGGCCTGTCAATTGGATACATCCTCGGCCTCGGAAACGATACCCATCCCCAGAAGCCTCATCCCTGTTTCCCATGCGATTAGAGTAAACAGTATTGGCAATCAACTTAGGATTACGAGCGCAAGCCTGTGCCTTGGCAGCATCAAACCTTTTAGGCCATAACTTCTGCAAAGCCTCTGCCCTATACATCAAATTTTCTTCAAGAATCCTGAAGTTGCCACATTCATGCCCACATTGACCAATGAAAGCCGCTTTTCTAAGTGGATTCATAATGTCAAAACGCTCAAAAGTGGCATTTAGGGCATCTACCCACTCCGCACCAATGTGAAGTTTTTTAAGTTGTTCAGCGTTTATCATTCAACAGGTCTCTCATCTGGTTATACGAGTCTACGCAAGCGTTCAAAGCGACAGTATTCTTATCACCTTGGGCGACTATTTCTGCGATGGCATCGATTGTTGCTCTTTCGGCATCAGAAGGTTCATTAGTCGGTCTGTCAGGTTCACTGGTTGCTTTTGAATCTGCGCTGGTAGGGGCGGTATTTGTGGGGGTTTGTACGTTACTTGAGGGGCAGAGGCGCAACTTGCCAGCACGATTGGCAACAGCAAGAGCAGTAGTTTTTTTGTTGATAGCATCATTGGCTTCCTGTAGTTTGGCAGATTGTTGAGAAAGTTTTTCAGTCATGTTTTGCTCGATTAGACGAGCTTCATCATTCTTTTTGGCAATGGCAATCTTCATGTCGTTATCACGTTCTAGCCACCCATAGTGGTGTCCTACTCGGTATGTACCAAAGAGAGATACCAAAACACCCACGATTAACCAAGGTAAGGGGATAGGAAACATTATTCAGCCTCTTTTCTTGCTTGAGCCAATTCTTCACGCTCTTGGTCATCTTCTAGGTGGTCAGGAGGAGTTGTCGGAGGAGGGCCAGGTGTCCATGATTCATCCAACTCAGGGTTCTTCCAAACAGGCATTGCACCAAATGGTTGACTAGGCAAACCATACGCAGATTGCGGAGGGGCATAGGACGAGTTAAAACCGCCCTGAGAGCCTCCATAACCCATTGGTTGACACATTGGTTGCGTTGGAGGATTAAACGCTTTAGCGGCAGTAGACATAGCCCGTTTACCAATAACTCCACCAATACCACCAACGATCAACAGAACAATATCGTTCAGCATCTTGGTATAGGCTTGGTCAATCGGAGCCATGCTTTTGATTGGCTGAGTCACAAACGTGACCGAGTAGAGCAAAGCAGCAACAATGAACATGAGAATGAGCGTGACTGCAATCACAACAAACCCCCAAATCCTGACCTCGATCTCTTCAGTTGTTAGGTTTGTTTTCTGGTTGGACATCATTGATTTTTTTCTCCAAGATTGGGGCAACCAAGTACTCAGGGCAAGTCTGAGTGAATTGGCATCTAGGTTTTTGACATTGTTCAGCATGGAAGTTGTCTGGGTTTTGGCAAAAATACCGATATTTCTCATCACAACCAACTAAAAATACAAGTAATACAAGTAAGTACTTCATTTGCCAAGACCAACCTTTCCAAGTAGAAGATTGACAATTCTGTCAGACAGATCATCAGGTAAGAACTTTAAGAAACCAAGAAACCACAATGCCACTACCCCATAGACAAATATCTTTAGGCATAGGTCAAAGGTCTTCTGGTACTCATTCATCTGCCACATCTACGAGTGGTTGCACAGAAATCCATCATTTCGTTCACGCCAACAAACACTAGAAACAAGACAAAGAATATTCCACCTATTGCCAAACCAATCTCTAGCTGTTCTTGCTCTTTCTGCTTGGCTTCTTTCTCTGCCTTCTTTAATGCACTTATCTCTTTGGCATCTGCCAAGTCCATCTCTGCTTGACGGGCTTTAATCTTGTTCCAGACATCAATCTTGCCTGTCTGCATGAATAGCATCTTTAACTCTTCTTCAAACGCTCTAGCCTGTTCTAGTGCCATCTCAATCTGGAGGGCAGTCCCCATGTTTGAGCCTTTACCAGACTGTTTAGCCTGAAGCATGGCTTTTGTAGCTACAGACTTAGCGTCAAATAGCTTACCAATCATGGGCGCAAGTGAGCCTAAGTCATTGGCAACATTGGCTGCCTTCTTGACCATGCTGATTGCTGACTGTATGCCAGCTAGAGCCGTAATAGGATCAATCATTTCTTTCTCTCCCACTTAATGCAAACAACCCTTCGGTTGTAAACATCACCAGTCCAAGTCCACTTAATACATCGGTACTCTATGGTTGCCGCCAAGAGAAAGGCGATCACGGAAATGCCCAGATAACAATATAACTACAATAAATGACAAAACAAACAAGAAAGAATGCCGCAACAAATGCTTCGGCAAAGTTTCTCACGTTAGTCACCAATGATTCCGGTGGCACTTCCAACGGCAGCAGCACCTGTTAGCAATCCAGTTTGTGGTTTTCTAGCTCTTTTGTTTAATTCTTGCAAGATTGCAGTCTGCTCTACCGGATCAACACTAAACAAGCGTTTTTGCAGAGCCTCTGAACTCTCGCTACTTATGCCTTTTGCTCTCGAAAGCAAGGCTGAACCGCCAGCTCGTAACATACTCAAAGGATCACTTGCTACCGCTGCTTGAGCAAGTGAGCCAAGCAAGTTTGACTCTTCACGCACAGCACGATTTTCATCTGTTCTAGAGCCACCAAGAACACGTTGCTTAGTTGTAGCTTGCTGATTCAATCCTTTTACATACTGAGAAAACTCAGTATAAGAGGCTTGATCTGGGAAAGCATTTCTCAACAATAGCTTTTGATTCTCTGATTTAAAGATTTGCTTAGTGAAATCACCGCTTTTGTAGTTTCCAAGTCGTTGGTTGACATCAGCCATCACACCCAAACGAAACGCCTCTTTCTCATCAGAAGTCAATTTTTTGATCTTAGATGCGGCCTCTGCAGGGTCAAGTTTTTGATAGTCCTCACCCATCTTGAAAGCGTTTTTAATGCGTTCTGCATCAGCAAATTCAGCATTGGCTTTCTTGTATTCAGGATTGAGTGACTTGATTAGATCGTTAAATTCGTTCTTAACTTTAGCGACATCACTTCCATAACCGGATATCTTTTTTGTTATGTTGTCTGTTTCAGCATCAACAATTCGGTCAAGTCCCATTTTGATTTGATGCAAAACATCAGTAGGAACTGATTGAGCATTGCGAATAGAACCAAGGTCTGGCAGTTTTTGACCATAAACATCTGCTCTTTTAACTGCCTCTCCATAGGCTTTGGCAAAAACATCTCTGTCAATGAACTTTCTAAATGGCACAGCATTGATGGCTTTGCTATAGGCTTCTGGATATGCTTGAGAAGCAAGTCGTGACTGATTTGCAGACAATGCTTCAAGATACTCAAAACCATTGACATTTTTAGCCAAACCTGCTTTTTCAACCAATCCCCTAACCATGTCATTTGGTTGGTCAATAAGACGATTTTCAAGGAATTCTTGAGTAGCACCCTTGGTTTTGGATTGCACAACATAAGCACTGTAGGCCAAGTCGTTAAGGTTTTTACCTAAGTCAGCAATGACCGGATTGGGAACGCCAATCCTACGCAATTCATCCAATGCTTGTTGCGCTTCTGTTGGCGAAAGATTATCTTTCTTGAGATAGCTTGCCAACATCTTTGATGCAACAGTCTCTTGATCGCCAATACCCGCAGAATTCAAGACATTCTTAATTAGAGTTCCTGCACCCTTAACAACAATAGGCACAGAACCACCCAATATGCCACCAAATACACCACCTGTGGCAGCCTCAGAGCCATCTTCTTTTTCAGCAAAACCATAACCAGAAGCCGCACCTGTAACTGCTCCAATTCCAGTACCACGGGCAATTTGACCTGGCACAGTCTGACCCGTAATCAATGCTTGAGTGGCAGGAGCAAGTTTTGCCACCTGTCTAGCAATGCCAAGCGGAGCAATCAAACTGCCACCGATCTCTGCACTTGTTTTAACAATTGGCATATCCATGCCGAACTGTTTTTGTTGTTCACGCAAAATATTGCGTTGACGCTCATACTCTGGCCCACTAATCGAGCCAGTTCTAAGTGCTGCCTCGATTTCGTCAAGTGTTCCAAAGGTCAAGCCTTGACCAACAGACCTAACAGCCTCGGCTACCCCTGAGTACTCTACGGGCGAACCAAGGACTGATTTGAATGCCTGTGGTTGGTCAGCAATGGGATCATCTTTATAGTCAGCCATTATCGTTTTGTCCTTCTTTGTCCTTCGGGGTCAATGTATGGCGTTCCTGATGGGAACTTGGGGTTCTTCAGAAACCTTTGATAGTCAGCATTGTCAATAATTTGAACATCAAATTTAGGAACTTCAATTGCACGTTCTGGTTCAGGGAAATTGGCATTCTTTCTACGTCTTAATACATCATCAGCAGCGTTCTGAGTACGCCTAACATTGATGTCAACCAAACGTCTCATTGCTGCTGCCGCTGCTTGAGGAGACTCTGAACTTTCAAGTTCTTTTGCCGCCCTTACAGCATCACCTTCAGTTTGTGTGCCTTTGTTTAAACGCAAACTCTCATTGGTCAATACCTTCAAGAACTTATCATAATCTTCTCTAGCAAGAACATCAGGGTCTTCTGATCCAACTAATTGCCTTGCTCTAATAGTAGCTCTATCTTTTAAGCCAAACTTGATGTCACCGGATTTAATTCTTCCAATAAAGTTATTAGCATCAGACGCTAAGTTCGTTGCAGCAGTTGCAGTTCCATAATCTGCTTCTTCATCTTTTGCAAGATATGCAGGTAGTGGCTTAGTTCTAGCAGTTTCTGCTTTACGCTCTGCTTCTGCTTTCTTCATATCCTGTTGGAACGCAATATTCTGCGCTTGCAATGCTTGATTGCCTTGTTGAATCAAAAGGCTTTGACGAGAGTTCTCAAGACCTTGAGACCTTAATGAAGCAAGTGTGTCTTGATTGTTTTTAATCTGAGCTTGGTTTTGTTCAAACTGGCTAATTCGCTGAGTCATCTCAGCCAACTCTTTAGCTTTTACATCAACCTTTTCAGGATCAAGAATGCCTTTTTCAAGACTAGTTGAATACTGTTTCGCAAGAGTTTGAACAGTCTTTGGAATAGTTGCATCGTCAATAAACACCTTAAATGGATTATCTTCAGAAGCGCCCATTGCACCGATTCTACGAAGATCAGGAATAACTTTGGCAAACTGAGAGATTGCTGCCTGTCCTTGTGGGAATGACAACAGTCTATTCTTCACCTCTTCATTGACGCTACCATCTGGGTTTTTCAGTTGTGTTATTAAGTTTTGAGCAATTGCATCAAGACCACGGGCTTGCATTTGAGCACCACGTTGAGCCAGATAATCTTCATTCTTCATGGCTTGCATTCTGGCTTGTGTACCTTGCTCACGCAAAGCATAAGCAGCTTCTGCGTCACCACTTTGCAATGCCATTTGAGCAGCTTGAATGTATGAGTCCGGATTGCTTGGGTCAATCATTCCAAGCAATTGTTGACGTTGCGTAATGCGCTGAAGTTGTGGGTCTTCAATTCCCATAGCACCACCAATAGCACCACCAAGACCTCTAGCACCCGCATAGGTCATTGCCGCACCACGTGCCGCAGGGTCTAGTTGAGCAAGGGTAATGCCTTCTTGCAAAGCACTTCTGCGCTGTTGCTCACCATACATTTGTGGTGTTAAACCAAAAAGGCTACTTACTATATTTTCTGCCATGATAAATCCTTAAGAGAATAAGCCACTAAAGAAATTTCCTGCAGCAGTATTAAATGCTGGCGAAGCACCTAAACCACCTAGCACATTTGCATAAGGATTATTTGTGGCGGCTTGTCCTGTTGCCAATGCTACGCTTTGACCAGCACCCTGTAAACCTAGTTGACCCACTCTTGCTCCCGCAGTTGATGCTGTTTGACCAAGAGACGCACCCATTTGGAGGGGTTGTTGCCCCAAAGTCTCAAGACCTTGAACTTGTCCAAAAGCAGTCGTATAAGGAGCATAAGCCGCTTGTTGACCACCATAGTATTGACCCATAGTCTGAGCGCCTGTGCCAAGCAATCCTGCACCAAAAGCAACCTGTTGTTGACCCGCTTGTTGAGCTTGAGCCGCCAAGACAGCCTCTTGTTGCGCTCTGGCATTAAACAAAGCCTGTAACTCAGGAGTTGTAGCACCCAAATTACCGCCTTGAGCAACAGCCAAACCACCACGACCTTGTTGTTGGAGTCTGTTTTGCAGATTAGCTAACTCTAACTCTCTGCCTGGTTGCAACAAAGCCATCTGTTGATTGAGATAGTTCTGTGCAACAGATTCAGGAGATTGAGCAATGTACTGATTGCCAAGGTTAAACAAGTTCTGAGCGCCTGTTTGAAGAGGAGCAAACTGTGCTTGTGCTTGTTCAGCTTGAGTCAATCCTGCATTAGACAAAGCCATGAACCTGTCTTGTTGGGCTTTAGCTTCAGGGCTTAGTGTGTATCCTGCGCTTGTCAATTGACCTGTTACTGGATCGACTTGGAATTGTGAAGTACCAAAGCGAGTAGTCATGCCAACAGGTCTGAAAGCGGCAGCTTGTTTTGCAGCAGCAGTCTCAGCATCAATACGTGCTTGGGCAGCAATGGCGGCTTCTCGTGAAGTTTGACTCTGTAACAAGCCACCACCAAGTGTTAGACCAGAAGACAACAAAGAACCAATTTGGGTTGGTGCTAGACCAGTGCCAGTGCCAGTTCCTGTTCCAGTGCCTGTGCCCACACCTGTTCCTGTTACTGTTCCAGTGCCAACTCCAGTTCCTGCGCCAGAAACATTCACGCCTGTATTTAAAGCACCACTACCCAAGCCCGTTAAACCTGTTGTGACTCCAGTACCTAATGCCCCTAAACCGACATTGGCGGCATTTGTCAAACCAGTAAGACCACCTACAGTAGCCGCTGTTCCTGCACCTGTGCCAAGTAATTGAGTACCTAAATCAGAACCAGTAAGAATTCCAGTACCTGTTAAAGCGCCTGTTCCTGTAGTACCTAAAAGGTTTGTTCCAAGATTAGAACCAGACAATATGCCTGTTCCTGTCAAACCTGCTAAACCTGCGCCTGTACCTAACAGTGCCGTTCCAAGAGTTGAGCCTGACAAAATGCCAGTACCAGTTAAACCTGCACCCGCAGTAATGCCAGCACCTGTACCCAAAGCACCAAGACCCGCTGTTCCTGCGGCATTTATTCCCAAGCCACTTGCTCCTGCTGTTAGACCAGTGCCAAGGGATGTAGAAGCACCTAAACCAGTTCCTGCTGCGGCTGTTCCTCCACCTAACAAACCTGCCGCATTTAAACCAAGGTAAGCACCACCAAGAATTAAGGCGGGTTTTACCCAACTAGGCACATCAGAACTAGACGCACCAGTTGTATAGAAAAGAGGATTTCCTTGAGCATCAAACTCAACTCGATAACCTGTGTTTCCTTTGCCAGTAAACGTACCACCAAAGGCATTGCCAGTTTGACGCTCGGAATAAGTATTAGGAACTTCTTGACCAGTTACTTTATTTCCATAAGTTGTTACAACAGATTCATTACCATTCTCATCAACAACTGTCTTTTGTATCTGACCAAATTGGGTTACATCGGTAATACCAATGCCAGCCAAAATATTAGCCATGTCAGCAGCATTAGCTTGTGGCGATCCTTTGCCTTCGCCTGTCCACTTATCAGTAGTTCCTTGACCAAGAATCTGCTGAGTTAGGTTTGCAACTATTGATTCAGTTGTTGGGGCAGGAGGAGGAGGCACAGAAGCCGCAACAGTAGTTACTGGAAGACCTGTAGCAACAGACTCAGCAACAAGTTTAGGGGCTAAAACTGCTTGTTGTGCAGGAGGAGCAGATGCTAAAACACTCTGGACAGACTGCATGAATGATGCTTGTTCAGCAGCGTCAACAGAATTTCCAAAGGCACTTTGCCAGAAAGCCAAACCTTCAGCATCAGGCTGACGACCTAAAATCTGGGTATAAAGTTGTTCTACAGTTGTAGCCATGATTACTCCTTATTGTGGCGCATCAGGCCAAGTAATAGTCCAAGGGAAACCTGTCTGCGTAGTGACATCACGCAAGGCTTGACGATAGGTAGCCCATACTGCTTTGTCAACAGGAGCATCTGCTACTTGTGTCCAATCACAGTCTTTTAGTTTCTCATCCCTTGAAGCACGAACACTCTTAGCCTGTTCAGCATCTTTAGTGGCTTTGTAGGCAGTTTCATGCTCAAGGGCTGTAGTTGTTACGCCATCGACAGTAGTATCTGTAAACACAGGGCCAAGGATATATTTTGTGTACCACTTACCATCTACTTGCTCAACACCATTGGCTTGAGAGTATTGGTAAACAGTACCGCCAGTAGCTTGTGCGCCTTCAAAGACTACGTCAGCACCCAAAGCCGTTAAGACTTCAGTTGTTGTTATGTCCCATGATGGGCCACCATTGGCTTTTGTGTATGCACGAAATTCTGCTTCGTACATTACTTGTCCATTATTTGTTCTGATTTGCATTTTAATTACCTCAAGCAATTGCTAAAAACACGAAAGAACCACCACTTGCATTGATGGCGGCTGGCGCAGTTGAACTAATCTCAAACCCTGCGCTATAGGTGTCAATGTAGTCAGTAGATGTTACTTCAGCGGCTGTGCTGTTTAAGAGCAAGTAAGGGTCATTGCCACTCACAATTCCTCGTGCTGAGTCCCATACATACCAATCGGCAGCTGAATCAGTTCTCTTGATTAGGACAAACCTTGCACCGCCTGTGAAGCCACAATCAATTTGCTTTGTAGTAGCTGTGCCTGTGTATGAGCCAACTTTGGAAACACCAGCGCAGGTTGCAAATAGGTAGGCGACATATGTCCAAGTAGAGAAATTTGTATCGCCACTATCTTTTACAGAAAAAACTGATGCTGTTGGGGCTGCATCATTCCAATAGCTTGAATTTGTTTGTTCAGCATTTGACGAATTTAAGAACAAATTTTTTGTTGCGCCCAATGCAGAACTATATACCGCCCAAGATCTTGCAACGTTTCGGCACTTTACAATCATCAACTCAGGAACAACACCTAAGTTATGACTGAATGTTGTAGCACTTCCCGTCCCTGTATAGCAAACCTCATCAAAAAACGATGGGGCACGTTTTAAAAAATACCAAGTTGGTTGTGCATTGGTTTCTTCTTGTCGAACCCCAACCATGTTATCCCAATAATAAGCACCTTGAGCTTCTGCCGCTGTTGAAGTGGAATTCAGCCTGTACTCTCCTGTCAAACGGGAAGCAAACCACTTACTCCCACTTTCATCCGAGTTGTGTGAGCCAAACACCATATCTGTAGTCAATCCTGCATTGATAGGCGTTGTTGCTGATGCGCTATTTATAGGAATTACCATCGGCCTAAACACACTAGTACTACTTGTAGGCACTTTCATTGGGCCTCTACGAATGGCTATGTAGATAATAGATAATCCATTGCCGTATCCAGAAACAGTAAACCCTGTTGCAGTAGGAGTAATTGTTCCCCCTGTTGATTCCGCATCTGAGAGGTTTGGGCGTAATAAGTTAGCCGCAGCACTAACTGTCATTCCACGCATCACATCTGAAATAAACCAGTTACCAGCAGCATCTGTTCTTTTTTGCAATGTCCACTGAGGCTCATAACCAAGACTTACAGTTGCATTACCACTAGCATCAGTAGTAAACGACCCACACGAAATCACATTGTCTGTACCAGTTAGGCCAAAGCCTCCTGCGTCATGGGCGAATAGGTAGGCTACGTAGGTTCTGCCTGTTTCATTAGTATCAATAGTTCCCACTGTAAAAACAGAACTTGTTGGGGCAGTGTTGTTCCACTCAAGCGCTGAAGTGGTTGCTGCATAAGTTTCATTTAAAACTAAATTTTTTGTAGCGCCTAAACTTCTATGGTAAACCAGCCACCCACCGGCATTATCAGTAACTTTTACAATCATGCAACCCGGCTCAGAGCCGAGGTTATGTGCAACTGTTCTAGCAACTCCCGTCCCCGTATAAGTCACAATATCAAAGAACTTTGGTTGCGATACCCATTGCCAGTCTACATACGTTGCACCGCTATTGTTGTAGTCTGTGTTTGTGCCAAGGGTGTAGCCAGTAGCACTAAAAGCCGTCAAGCCTTGACTATCTGTAGCTTCTGCGCCTGTAGTGTTGCTACTTAGTGCTTTTGTCGCACCACGAACATTATCTGTTAATTTATGAGCTGTTGCGGCAGAACGTGATTTTGTCCATACCAAAGTTTCTTTAGTTGAGCCATCTAAACCTGTTGTTACAGTAGCAGATGCACCTGTACCTGTCCGCAAATAAGACTGAAAGAAATCTTCTATGTAATTAACTTTGGCAACAGTACCGCCTCCGAACGCATCGTAGCTTGCTGCTCCACTTGTCGATTGTAAAGGCATTGTTATTCCTTGCTTTTGCAGTTATTCATGTGCCACTTAGCTAAGTTACCGCCACTTGCCATTATTTTGCAATGTGGGCATTGTTCTTTACGCTTTGGCTTACGCATATTGATTGTTGTTGATTTCTTTACGCCAGTTGTTCCAGCAATAATAGCTTGTCTGCGTTGTTCAGTACAAGGGTTACTTTTACCTTTGAGCGAATTGCTGATACGTTGTTTTTGTTCATCAGTCCACTCATGTCTAGTTTTAGCAAGTGTTTCTGCGGTATGTTTATAACCTTCAGTTCCATCGCCACCATCAGTTGCGTTTGTTAAATCAATGCCAAACCCACGCATTTCAGCAATTAAGAAACATTCAAGTTCTTTGGCTTGCTCATGGCTTACGTTTTCCTCAACCTTACGCACAACAATGTCTAAACCAAGACTTTGAATCTTACGAATCTTGTTCAGTTTAAATGTTGGTTTATCAGAATTCTTAGCTTCCCAAGCATGAAAATGGCAACGTCTACCCACACCCTTACCAACGTAAAAGGGCATCCCATTTCTAGGGTCTGTCAGCGTGTAAACGTAGGCGGTGTTCATTAGGCTTTGAATTGTGTGTTGCTTGCCAAGACTGTGAAAGTAGCACTACCTGTCTTGATAATGAGATAGCGGTACGAATCAATGCCACTAGCATTACCCGCAGTAGGCGCACCACCTAACCACCTAGTTGTAACGCCTGATGTAGTGCCATCAACTTGCACAGCAGAGTTGTAGTAAGCCGTAGAGCCTTGAGTCACCAAGAAAGCCACAGTCATTGATTGACCTGTACTCATCAAAGTATCTAGTGAAGTACCGCTAGAGCCTCTGAAGTTAACTGTCCAGTTAGCACTTGCGTTAGAGGTGTAGTACAGAACAGACTGAGTTGTAATGTCGTAGGCAATCGTGCCTGTAGCCGCAGTTGCTGATACTGTAGCAACCTCTGCTGCATCGTTTAAAACAATGGCTGTAGCTGATGATGAACCTGAGAAAGTCTTAGTAGCCGTGAATGTCTGTGCTGTGTTAAGGCTTGCAACATTGGTTAGCGTATTGTCAGCAAAGGTAATTGTCTTGTTTGTCAGGGTTTCAACACCTGTCAAAGTAGCAAAGCCAGAGGCAGTAAATGCCGCCTGAGTCCATGCCGATCCTGTCCACACATACAGAGTATTGACTGAATTGTTCCAGTACAAAGCACCTGTCAACAGAGCATTGCCATCATTGTCAACACTAGGAGCAGAAGACTTAGAACCTAAGTATCTGTCATCAAAAGCATCGTATGAAGCTGCCGCATTGGTTTCACTTGTTGCCGCATTGCTTGCACTTGTAGAAGCATTTGAGGCACTTGTTGATGCGTTTGAAGCGCTTGTAGCCGCATTAGAGGCAGAAGTAGCCGCAGCAGTAGTCGAGCCAAATATCGAATCTATTTCAGTTTTGGTATAAGCATTTGTAATGTTATAGCCAGCAATCGTTGTAGGATTCGTTCCTGCCGTTGCACGACCATAAGTGTCAAAAGTCACAGATTGGTAAGTGCCTGGTGTAACACCAGAAGAAGCCAAATCGATGTTGTCCGAATTGACAACAATACGGCTAGAGGATGCAGTGCCTACATTTAGAGTATTACCTGTCTTTGTAAGACCATCACCCGCAGTAATCTGACCTGCACCTGAGAACTGCGCCCAAGTGATTGATGTGCTTCCCAATGTTCCACCTGCATCTATTGTGCAGATAAAGCCAGAATCAGCGTTAGTTGTGCCTTTTTCAACAAAGGTAAAAGCCGCCACCAACTCAGCATAAGTATCCGCATCTGTTGTGCGTGTCCATGAACCTGTTGCACACAAGTAAATACCATTATTAGAAGCAGTTGATTGGTCTTTAACCAAGACCCGATCACCCGCAACAATCGATATGCCATCAATAGTTTGTGCGCCAGACAAAGTGATGTTTGCAGTAGTAGCCGCAACCACAGAGGCTTTAGCATCAATACCTTGAGCCAGTGCATCCACATAACCCTTGGTAGCCGCATCAGAATCGTTTGTAGGGCTTGCCAAACCAGTAATGGTTGCCGATGTAGCACTGTCCATGTCCAATGAGCCAGAGATGGTCACATTGTTGAATGTAGAAGTGCCAGTAGCTGCAGTTACATTGCCTGTCAGATTGCCAGTTACGTTACCTGTGACATTGCCTGTAACAGCACCAGTTACGTTACCCGTCACATTACCAGTAACAGCACCTGTCAATGGGCCACTAAAGCCTGTTGTAGCAGTAATGTTTGTGCCAGTAATGGCAAGGGCAGAAGAACCACCGATTACCACACCATTGATTGTTCCCGCACTAATGGCGGCAGAAGCAATCGTAGCGGCAGTGCTAACAGTAAGGTTGGTAAATGTTCCCGCTGCGGCAGTAGTTCCACCGATCACAGCACCATTTATCGTACCCCCAGTAATGGTGGCAGATGAGTTATCTGTCTTAGTTGCTATAGCAGTAGCAATGTTATTGAACTCTGTGTCAATCTCAGTACCTTTAACAATCTTTAGAGGATTGCCAGGCGAAAGATTATCTTTGGTTGCAAAGTTAGTGGATTTTGAATAATTAGACATGGTTTATCCTATCTTGCCTTCTTTGGCTTGAAGTTCAATTTTCTGAATTGACAACTGAGTGCCATTGATAGTGGCTTCGTAACCAGTTTGTACGATTTTACCCGCACTTGAAGCATTGCTTGTCAGTGCTTTAATTGGGATGCCGCTTGAGAAGTCTGCAATTGCATACTCGCCAACCCCATACTCAAAATAGCCTTGAGGTGGAATAAAGACGTTCTCTGACTGATAAGCGCCTGAATAGTCAAAAGCCCACTTGATTGTGAGAAACTGATTAGAACCACCAATCACAATGGCAGTAATAGACTTGAGGATGGAAATCTGATTAGGGTTTCCTAAGTCGGCATTGTTTGTGTAGTACAGGAATCGATAAGTAGAAGTATCATCAAGATAACCACCATACTTACCAATGTAGCCATTCTTGCCAATGTACAAGTCTCCATTACGCAATGATCTTAGTGCGGTTGGAGAAATATTGTCCCATTTGGTTACACGGGAAGCACCATCTTGCAGAGATTGTTTTGTGTCAAAACAGTAGACTTGCAAAGTAGTAGGCAGAACAAGCAGATAAAATGCTTCTTTTTCTGAGTAAACAGACTTCAGATTAGCAATAGTTTCACCCGCCAAAGATGATGCTAAGTCGAAACGAACATTCTTAGATAGGTCTCGCAAAGGCGCAGACTTCTCTTGAATTGTCCTCATCAATGAACGAACACCTGAGTCTGACAAGAAAACAACGTCAGTACCAATGCTTTGTATGGTATCCCTTGCGATACACCCAATAGAGCCTACTGTGTCGCTTAAAACAAGAGATGCGGGAGTAGAAGCACCAGAGTAAACAAGAATCTGCTTCTTGCCAAAGATAAACAAGAAGTCATTGTGAGCTGCCAAGCCCATGACTTCATCAGCACCATTAGGCCACACACGGGAAACATCTAATGAGCCTGAAGTACCACCACCCCACACATGACCTGCAATCAGATCAGAGAAGGTAACAGTTACTTTGTCTGTAGATGTATTAGCCACCCACAAGCGACCAAATGCTGAAATAGCAATGTTGGCTTGAGGAACTGTAGCTACATAACCAGACTTCTCAGACACTCTGCGATAAGTTGTGGTGCTTACGGCAGGGTCATAAATCAGAGGATCGTGACCAGTTTGGAAGAAGTATGCAATGCCATTCAAAGATGCACATTGCCAGTTAGATGCCGTGATAGTAGGAGCAGAACCGCCACCACCATAGGTCAATTCAGTCACCGCATTAGCAGTACCAAGTTTAAATATCTTGTTGTTGCCAGCAAACAGAACAGTCAAAGTTCCATCGTTTTGGACTAACTCATGGATAACGCCAACATCATTAGCGCCTAGATTGCCAGAGGATGAGTTAACCCTTGTCCAACCTTTTCTAGCGCCAATACGACCATACTGATCCAAGATGACGTTAGTTGCGACCAAGGCAAAACCAGACCCCAAATCAAGAGGCGAATCTTCAGTATTTAGGCCATAAAAGCCTGGTGCTGAGAGACTGTAACTTTGAAGTGCTGATGCCATTAGACCGCCACAAAGTTGTCTTCAGGATAACGAGTGGACTCCATCGCAATAGCGTCAGAGAGCATTCCTCTAAACAAGGCATAAGCCTCAGCAGAGTTAGTTCCACCATCTTCACCACGCTCAATCAAAGCACGTGCATAGGCACTTTGAGTAACTAAGTAGTCTAAAACCTTGACAGAAGTGCCATCAGCAGACAGATTGGCCTGTGGAATGATTAGGTCAAACAACAATGTATACACGCCATTGGGGACAGGAAACAAATCAACCTTAGTGTCGCCATTACCATCTACCCCGTTATAGCAAAACTCGCTAGGAATAGACTGTGAAGGTGTACCAAAATTGAGCTTGCGGTTCATGTCCGCAACAGTGGTGTTATCTAGGGTAATGACGCTAGTTGTATTGATAGCATCAGTAACACGAAACTTCTGACCAGCACCTGTCAAAGCATAGGAGCTTGTGCCAGCAGCGGTAGTGATAGTGACTGTTTGTGCTAAAACATTCCATGTATAGGAGTCTTCAATCTGACGCTTGGCATCATTGACAAACTTGCCAATCAAAGCAGAATAGGCTGTTTCGCCAACAGTAGAGACTGTGCTTTCACGCAAGCGAACCAATACATCGTTAACAAGTTCTAAGTAGGTCATGTTCGTTGCGCTCCTGATACTTCAAATGTGGCAATAAAACTGAATGTACTTGCACTTTGAGTAGTAATTTGAATTCTATCGCCTTCTTCTAAAACGATATAAGCATTGCCATCAAACTGGA